TCACATCCTCCGCGCGCCCAGGCTGACGGCCCGCGCCAGCATCTGGGCGATCTGCGCCTCTGAGCGCAGCAGGGCCGGCGCCCCGCCGTCCACCGCCACATTGACCGTCACGCCCCCGTCGCCGACCGGCCCGATCTCGCCGCCCGTTGTCGGTCTGAAAACCTCCGGCCCGCGCTCGCCGACCAGATAGGCTGCACCGCCCAGCACAGGCCCGCCGTCCGCCCGCGCCCCGCCGAAGCTAGACATCACCGACTGGATCGCCGCGCTCAAGCCGCCGCCGTTCGCCCCAGCCGCCGCATTGACCGCGTTCAGCACCGCCCGCGCCAGTTCGGCCAGCGACACCTGCCCGTCCGCCGCCGCCCGCGCCAGCGACCGCGTCAGGCTGTCGCCCGCCCGCCCGAACGCCGCTTCGATCGCGTCGGCCGCCTCCTGCGCCGGCGCCTTCAACGCCTCCAGCGCCGCCCCGGCTTCGGCCGCTCTCAGCGCGACCTGATCGATCCCGTCTCGCCCGAACTCATCCGCCATCCGGCCAACCCTCCATCAATCGCACCAGCCCCTCGCGCCCCAGCGGCGCCGTGCCGCGCGGCGCCTGCGTCAACATCCGCCACTCCCTCAACGACAGCCGCCAGAACGCCTCGGGCGCCACGCCCATCGCCGCCGCCAGCCGCAACATCTCGCCCCACGGGGTCATCGTGCAGCGGCCGCAAACGCCTGCGCCACCGCGACCGCCGCCTCGCGCGGATCGACCGCCGCCACCTCCGGCTCGACCTCCCCGCCGCCACGCAACACCGCCGCCAGCACGATCATCAGGTCCCGCGCCGACAGCGTCTTCATCCGCTCCGCCACAGCCGCCATCCCATCGACGCCCAGCCCCGTCTCGATCTCCGCCAGCGCTCCCAGCGTCAGACACGCCCGACGCCGTGCGCCGCCCAGGATAACCGCCGCCTCGCCCCGCATGCCGTTCATATCGCGCTGAACCCGATGGCCCCCGCGCTGGCCAGGTTCAGCGCGAATGTCGCCTCCCCCTCGTGCTCGCCGGCATATTCCAGCGCCGCGACCAGGAACGGCCCCTCCAGCACCCCAAAGTCCGGCACGATCAGCCGCCACCGTTTGGCCGCCTGATCGAAGAAGGCCTCGCGCACCAGGGCGTCCGACGCCGCATCGCGAAAGATGCCCTGCCCCGACACCGCCGCCGACTTCACGCCTGCGCCCGCCAGCAGCTCGCGCCACCGCCCGGCGCTGTCGCCGTCGGTCGCATCCACCGTCTTGGCGTTCAGCGAAATCGTCCGCGCCCTCAACCCCGCCACCGTCGTAAACACGCCCGGAGACGCCACTGGGGCGCCCTCGATCTTCAGCAACATGTCCTTGCCGGCCTGTGCCGTCATTTCTGTCTCTCCCTCTGGTCGTGATTCGTGATTGGTGACGCGCGAGCACGAGCGGACCGGCGTCGTCTCCACTCACCACTCACGCGTCACCACTCACCTCTTCCGTGACCGCCCTCAGCCGCACGACCGCATAGGTCCGCCGCCCGTCGCCCGCGCGGAACACGTCCGCGAACGTCGCCCTCAGCGTCGCCGTCCGTACCCCGTCGGCCTCCAGCACGACCTCGTGCAGACACGCCCGCACCGCCGCCGCGAGCGCCTTGGCCTCTTCCGATCCGGCGAACCGCGACACGCCCGTCAGGGTCAGCCTCTGTTCGACCCCGCCCCCGTCGGCCGCCATCGGCCGGCTCTCGCATCGCCCGATCACCAGATGCGGAAACTCGGCGCCCTCCGGGACCTGATCGAACACCCGCCCGCCCAGAAGCGCCTCGACCGCCGCATCCCCCTTCAGCGCCGCGACCACCGCCTTCTGCAGCGCGCTCTCATGATCCCTCATCGCACCCGCTCCAGATCCAGCTTCGCCCGACCCGGCCGCACATCCTCGACAGAGACGATCCGCCAGTCCGCCCCGCCGAACCGCAGCACGCGCCCGACCGTCAGCCGGGCGTCCGCCCGCGCCTCCGCCGCCATCGTCTCGACCGCCCGCCTTTGATCGCCCTCGCCCCGTTCGGTGCGCCGACGCGCCCCGCACTTCAGCCAGGCCGACCCCACGGCCTCGAACGACACGCTGCGCCCGCCGTAAGGCGTCTCGGCCTCCACAGGCTGAAACAGGCCCGCCAAAATTCTCACAACCGCACCACCCGGTAAGGTGCGATCCAGCCCTCCACCGGCTCGATCTCCACCGCCTCGCCCCGCTCATAGGCCCGCAGCACCAACATCAGGATCGCCAGCCTCAGCGGCGCCGGCGAGGTGGACGTCAGGCTTAACCCCACATCCGTTTCGACCTTCGCCTGGGCCGCCGCGATCAGGGTTTGGATCAAGCCGTCCTCGACCTCATGCTCGACCCTCAGAAACAGCTTCGCCTCCGCCACCGTCACTGGCTGCGCCATGTGTCACCTCGCCTTGCTCGGAAGTGGCGAGTGGCGTGTGACGAGTGGCGATCATCGCCCCGTCCCTGCCGTACGTCGCCGTCTGTCATCGAACGAAGAGGCGAGCGGCTCTCGCCACTCGCCACTCGCTACTCGTCACCGCCGCCGTCAGGCGGCCGCGAACTTCATCACCTTGATCGCGTCGAAGTTCTGCACCCCGCCGCCTACGCGCTTGGTCGTGTAGAACAGCACATAGGGCTTGGCCGAATAGGGATCGCGCAGCACCCGCACCCCCGCCCGGTCCACGATCAGATACCCCCGCTGGAAGTCCCCGAACGCGATGGACAGGCTGTTCGCCGCCACATCCGGCATGGTCTCGATCTCGGTGACCGGATAGCCGAGCAGGCTCGCCGTCTCGCCCAACCGCGTCGCCGGCTGCCAGATGTAGTTGCCGTCCGCGTCCTTGAACTTGCGCACGGCCGAGACCGTCTTTCGGTTCATCACGAACCGGCCGTTCGGTCGGTACTGGGCCTTGGGAGCATAGATCAGGTCGATCAGACGATCCGCCGGACTGGTCGCCGCGAACCCGCCCGCCGCACCCGACGCGACATAGCCGATCTGACCCCAGGCCTGGCCCGCGTCCGCCACGGTCGGATAGGACAGCAGCCCCTTGGGCTTGTTCACCCCGTCGCCATTGACGAAGGCCTGGGTTTCCTGCGCCGCAAAGGCGTCCTCGACTTCGGCCGCAAGCCATTCGTCCAGATCGACCATGGCGTCGTCCAGCAACGCCTGCGTCGCCGCCGGATTGGCGTAGAGATCGGCCGACGGAAACTCCAGCAGGGTCAGGGTCGCCGGGTCCGTCTCGGGCCGCGCGGCGGTCTCCGCCACCCAGCCGCAGGCCACGCCCGCCGTCGACACCGGCTTACGGAACACGCCGGCCGCCACGGTCCTGACCGTCGCGATCTCGCGCATCGGACTGGCCGCCATCAGACGCCGCTCGATGGCCCGCTCGGTCTCATAGGGCACGACATAGCCGCCCGACGTCGCCCCGCCCGACAGGCCTGCCTTGACCTCAAGCGCGCCAGACTGACCTGTCTTCAGATACCCGTCCCACGCCGCCTTCGCCTCGGGCGCAGACGCCGGCTCGGCCGGTTCGCCGCTGATCACCGGGCGACGGCTCTGGCTCATCACGCGCTCCAGCCGCGCCTGAGCCGAGGCGACCGCCTGGTCGATGCGCGCCACCTTCTCCTCCAGCAGCACATCGGCCGCCGCCTTCTTCTCGATCTCGCCCAGCCGGGCGTCGTTCGCCCCTTTGAACGCTTCGAACGCCGCCATCATCTCGCGCACGACATCGCGCGCCTCGGGCTGGCCCGAAGCCTGTTTGGTCTCTTTCATGATATCTCCGGTTGAAGAACCGCGTGTTGCGGTTAGGGTCGAGGCGTGACCGACACGACCTCGAAATTATTGGACGGCCTACAGCGCTCCTGGCTGCTCAAGCTCGTCTGGATATGGGCGCCGTTCGTGCCCCTAACGGCGGTCGCCATCTTGAACCATTACGAAGAGGCGGTTCCCGAAATCGTCTCTGCATTGCCTGTGCTGGCGATCTTCGGCGCCATGGGCCTTCAATATGGCCTCGGCTTCGTCGCACGTCGCAAACGGCGCGCTCTTGCGCGTCGCCTGTCGCCGCTACAGCGTCTTCAGACATCCCACGAACTCGATCCTGTTCCTCTCGGCGAATTCCTGCTCATCACCAAGAAACCGCCTGTCGAAACCGTGCCACGCTCCATTCAGGCGTTGATCGCGCGATGGGGAGCTCCGCCTTCCAAAACGACCGACAACGTGATCGACGTAGTATCCATTTCCGTGTGGATCATGTTCTGCGCGGTGGCGGGCTTGCGCGACCCGCTGGGTTTCCTGAGCCGCCACTTGGGGATACCGACCATCCCGTATTGGCCTGTCTTCACGACCTTGTTTGTACTGGCCTTGCTGCTTTTCCTTCGAGCACAGCTGCGCAAGATGAACGATCACTACGTCGCTGAGGCGAAAGCTTCCGGTCGTCGCCCCTTCCCTGCTCTGTGACGCCCTCCCCATGTCCCACCTGACGCCCCTCGAAAGCGCCGTCATGGACGCCATGATCTGGCAGATGGGCGACAGCGTCCCGGACCTGCGCGCCCAGGTCGCCGCCAGTTCGCCGGGCCTGCGTCGCAACACCGGCGCCGGCCTCTATTCCCAGATCGTCGTCGATGCGGACCGCCCGGTCGCCAACCCGGACGCCACCGGCCTGTTCGGCACGGTCCATGCGATGATCGCCGGCCTGCCCGACCCTGTCGGCTTCCAGATCGAGCTGCGCCAGGGCCGGCTGACGGCCCTGCACGGCCAGAGCTACGGCCAGGACACCCGCGCCATCGACTTCTCCACCACCGCCTTCGAAGAGATTTTCACCGTCGACGAAGCCGGCCGATCGATCCTGTTCCGCCCCGCCCGGCGCGCGTCCGATCCGATCCCGCCCAAGGCAAAACCCGCCGCCCAGGCCGGACCGAAAGCTCAACCCAAACCCGCGCCCAAACCTGCTCCCAAAACCTCCGATCACACCCTGCCGTCCGCCGCAGCGGCGCCGGGCTTGGCCGAGATGATCGCCGGCCTGTCCAACCCCACAGCGTCGCGCGGCGGCCAGCTGGCCCTGGTCTATCTTGGCGCCTATGCGCTGGCGGCCGTCTTCATCCTGTTCGCCCACCTGGTGCTGCACGTCGGCTGGATCTTCGGCCTGGTGCTCGCCGGCTGGGCCTTGCGCTATCTCCACGGCAAGAAGGGCCGCGCCCAGATGGCCGCCCTCGCCGAAACCCTCGACCGCAACGGCGCCTTCCAAGCCCTCAAGCCAAACTGAAACCAGCAAGGCCTTGCGGCTCCGGCTTCGCTTCCCAACTCAAAGTCAGAAGGGGAGGCGCCGTGTTTGGATTGTTCTTTCATCCCAGACGATCCGATGCCGGGCCCGCAGTGGCCGTGCGTGTCGTGCCAGGTCAACATTGCGGAGAAACCACGGATGCGCCTCCGGCCGTCGTCGTCTCCAAGTCTCTGCCCGACCCTCAAACCGAACTAAACCGCGCCCCCGGCAGCATCGGAAACGTCACCAGCGACACCTCCCACAGCTCGACCGCGCTCAGCACGCGCAGCCGTCCCTGACGCCGGGCCCGCGCCGTGCGGTAGCCGATCGACAGCCCATCCAGCGCCCCGGCCCGGCTCAACGCCCCGGCGAACCGCGCCTCGGCCGACCAATCCTCGATCCGGCCGCGCACGAACAGGCCGCGTTCGTCCTCGACGATCTGCTCCCAGACCCCGACCGGCGCCCGCGCATCGTGCTGGTTCAGCATCCGCACCCCCTCAGCCCCCGTCTTGGCCAGACTGTCCGCAAACGCCCCCGCCTGCACCACGTCCCCGTTCAGATCCGCCACGCCCCAAAGCGAGGCGTAGCCTTCGATTTGGAGCGGTGAGTGATCACTCGTGAGCCGTGATTGCTCGCTCTTACTCACCAATCCCGATTCACCACTCACGATCCATCCTCCAACCTGCGCTCGATCCGCTCCACGGCCGCCGCCGTCGCCTCGCCCTGGACCTCCAGCCGCGCCAGCCGTTCGGCGACCAGCCTCTGCTCCCCGACCCGCTGCTCCAGCGTCGCGATCCGCGCCGCCGCCCCGCCGGCCCAAACCAGGCCGCCCACCGTCTGCACCGCGACAGCGATCAGCAGCGCCGTCGGCACGCGCCGGATATGATGTTCGGTCATTGTCGCTCTCTCCGTTCGCCGCGTGACTCGTGAGCCGTGACTCGTGATTGCCGGCCGCCCCCATTCACGAGTCACCAATCACAACTCACGCCCCCAACCCCGCCATTCGCCGACGCTCCTCGTCGGTCAGGAAGCTCGCCGCCTCCAGCCGCGCCCACAACGCGTCCCGCTCGGGCTGCAGGGCCGCCACCGCATCCAGGTCCGCGCGGATTTCGCACCCCGTGAACCGCTCGCCCAGCCAACCCGTCATCGCCCCCGCCGCCTTGCGCACCAGCGGGATCACCGTCTGGCGCCAGAAGGCCGCATTGGCCTCGCGATAGTTGGCGTAGGTCGCATCGCCCGGTATCCCCAGCAGCTGCGGCGGCACCCCGAACGCCAGGACGATCTCGCGCGCCGCCGCGTGTTTGCCGGCCGTAAAATCCATCTCCGCCGGCGTCAGGCTTAAGGGCTTCCAGTCCATCCCGCCCTCCAGCAGGATCGGCCGCCCCGCGTTGGTCGCCCCGGCGTAGACGTTCGACAGCTGATCCTTCAGCGCCTCGAACTGCCCGTCCGTCAGCCGCTCGCCGTTCCTCGTCCCATAGACCAGCGCCCCGGACGGCCGCGCCGCATTGTCCAGCAGGGCCTTGTTCCAGGCGCCAGCCGCATTGTGCGCATCCACGCCCTGCGCCGCCGCCTCCAGCGGCGACAGCCCGTACCAGTCGTCCAGCGGGTGCCACAGCTTCAGGTGCATCACCGGCGCCCAGCCGTCGGCCGCGCGCTCGATCCGCATCGACCGTCCGTCCACGGAATAATCCCACGCCTCGGGCCAGCCCGACCGGCCCGGAACCACCTTCACCCGATCCGACCGCAGCGCCCACAGCTCGTCCGGCGCCCCGTCCCCGTCCGCATCGCCGGTCGCCTCGACATAGGCGTTGCCCGACACCTGCAGCGCGCCATAGACCGCCTCCATCAGCTCCGCCCCCGACTGCTCGGGATTGGGCTGACGGATCAGTTTCGCCAGCGGATGATCGTCGTCGCGCACCCCGTCCACGAACACCGCGAACGGCGCGGACGCCGCCGCCTCGGCGATCATGCGGATGCAGCGATAGGCCACCGCATTCCTCTGATACCCTTCGCGCGCCAGGCTGGCGTAGTCGTTCGGCGTCCAGCGCGGCCGGCCCACGCCCGACAGGGCGATCACCCCACCCGCCCGGCTCTCCTTGCCCTCAGGCGCACGCACGCGCCCCGCCTGGCCGAACGGCCACCGGATCGAAACCATCGCAATCTCCTCAGAAATTTAGGCCAGATCCTCCCCCGTGCCGCTACGCGGCTCTGGGGAGGATTTTGAGCATCGGCCGCTCGATCCACACATGCACGACCGCCCCCGCCGCCAAACTGGCGATCACGGTCAGCCCCACCACCGCATCCCCCGGCAGGGCGACCATCCCGCTCTCGAACAGCCTTCCCAGCGCCCGGATCACCAGCACATGGACCAGATAGATCGAATAGGACGCATCCCCCATGAAGGCCGCCGCCCGTGACAGCCGCCCCGGCGCCCGGTCCGTCCGCTCCATCCGCACCACGCTGAACACCAGCAGCGCGCTGGGCAGACCCCAGATCACCACCCGTCTCAGTCCGTTCCAAGGATCATTCAGCGCCCGCACATCGTCGATGCCGCCATAGCCGAAGACCAGCCCCAGCCCGAAACCGAGCATCGCCAGCCCGACCGCCCAGGTCCCCGCACTTCGCGGCGTAAACCGCCACACCGACGCGATCCCCACACCCAGCAGAAACTCCAAAATGATCGGCGCGCCCCAGAACCTCACCACCGGCGTCGCCACGACCAGCCCAGCCGCCAGCATCGCCGCATAGGCCCCGACCAGCCCCCAGCCGACCCGCCGGCCGCCCGCTATGGCCAACCCAAACCCGGTGTAGAACAGCATTTCGAAACACAGGGTCCACCCCGGCCCCAGCGCCGGAAACGTCATCTCCAGTCCGCTGAACGGCCAGAACAGGAACGTCGCCGCCGCCACCTCCGGGCTCAGCGTCCCGCCCCGCGCCATGCCGATCAGGATCGGCAGCGACAGCAGCCAGTAGATCGGCGCCACCCGCCGAAACCGCCGCCACAGGAAAGCCCCGGCCGCCTCGACACCCCTCTGCCCCTGCGTCGTCGTGGCGATGATGAAGCCGCTGATGACGAAGAACACGTCCACGCCCACGGCGCCGAAGTTCTCCAGCGTGCCGCCCGCCAGCGCTGTCTCCAGCCCCAGTCGCGTCCCGGCCAGGTCCACGGCGTGCGTGACGACCACCGCCGTCGCCGCCGCGAACCGCAGCGCCTGCACCCCGTAGAACCGCTCCCCCATCCGCCACGGTTACCACCGCGCGAGCGAACGCGACAACCTCAGATCATCACGCGCGCCCGCACAGCCTCTGCGATCCTCGCCTGGCCCGCCGCATTCGGATGGACGGAATCGAACATCAACCCGCCGGCGAAGCCGCCGCCGAACAGGGCCGTCCCGTCGATGGGCGCCGCCAGCCCTCGCGTCGACGCCACCTCGAACACCGCGTCCCGCAAGGCGGCTTGCGTCGCGTAACTCGCCTTGCCCTGGGCCGGGTCGGACGGACATCCCGTCATCAGCAGCACGTCCCCCGTCGTCAGGCACCGATCCACCAGCGTCCCCAACCCGGCCTTGTAGGTCGCGACCGCCGTGCCCGCATTCCAGTCGTTGATCGTCAGGCACACGACCGACAGATCGGGCGCCGCCGCCGGGATCGACCCATAGGCCCGGTACGGCTGATCCGTCGTGATCCAGTCCGCGATCCTGGCCCCGCCCCAGCCGGCGTTGATCACCCGCGCCCGCTTCACGTCCGACCGCAACGCCACCCCGCCCGCGATGAACACCGCCCCGCCCGAGGCCCAGCGCACGCTCACCGGTCCGGCGGTCTCGGGAAAAGCCACGTTCATGACCTCCATCGACGCGGCCTTGGTGGTGTTCACCGTCGCCCGCACTGCGCCGTCTGTCTCGACCGTCAGCACCCCCAGCGCCGTATTGGTCACGGCCCACAGGTCGAACCGATCGACCGGCCGGTCCGGTTGAAAGCTCCAGACGCCCGTCGATGACGCCGCGCCCGAAAACAGCTTGCCGCCCATCCCGGTCAGGGCGTTGACGCCCCACCCGGCGCCCAGGGTCACGCGCGGGTCATAGGCCGAATAGCCTCCGCTCGCTCCATCCGCCGCCCCCGCGCCAGCGACCGACGCCGCCGAGGCCGGCAGGCCCCGCGCGCTCATCATCACCGCCAGCCGCTCGGGCCAGGCGCTCGCCCGACCGTTCGGCGTCCAGCCGCCGGAGACCGCGCCATAGCCCTGCGTCACGCTGTCGCCGATGCACAGCAGCCGCGCCTCGCGCCCGCCCGCCTGCATGGTCCTGACCGCCGCCGACCAGACGGGCAGGTCGGGCACGGAGAACCTCGCCCTGCCCAGAACCCCGCCCGGCGCCGCCGTCGCCGCTGCGATCTCGACACCCGACATCAGTCGAAGGCCGCCACGATCTGCGTCGCCGTCGTGCCGGTCGCCAGCACCCGCCGCACCTGCACCGGCAACCACCCCACCGGATGGTTGGCGAAGGTCACGGCGTCCCCGTCCTCGGCCCCGACCGTCAGCACACGGACATTGCCCGCCCCACCGACATACAGCGCCTTGGCGTAGGTCGTCAGATCGGCCGTGTCGCTGGGCGTCACCGCCGCCGCGCGCCTCGCCGGCCCGCCCGCGTCGCGCCCATGGTTCAGCAATCCGTCCCGCTCGGGAATGGCCGGCATATCGTCTCTCCTATGCAATAGATGCGGTCGTCATTCCGGGGCCGCGCCCCGCGCGGAACCCGGAAGCCAGGGCCGCCCCTCGGCGCTGACCCCAGCGTTTTCAAAAGCCCCCTGGGTTCCGGGTTCGTCCTTCGGACGCCCCGGAATGACGGGTCGGGCCCCACTAAAGCCGGCTTATCCTCGGCGCCGACTGCGGCCCCAGCATCAGCCGCGTGATCGCCCACACCAGGGCGTCGGCCCGGTCCGGGCTGGGTCCGCCCTCGCTGCCCAGCGCCAGCATTTCTTCGTCCAGCGCCGGGAAGGCGTCGCAGTGGATCACCCGCCCCTGTTCATACAGCAGGGCCACCGGCTCGGCCCGCGCCGCCTTGGACCGCGAGGCGTGGACCATCTCGATCCGGCATGGACAGGCGCTGATGGCCAGGACCGAGCGCACCATGTCGCCGCCCTGATTGCTCTCGGCGACCACCTCGTGCGCGCCGAATTCTTGCGCCGCCCCGCTGACCGCCCCGCCCCAGCTCTGGGGCGAGCGCCCCAGCACCGTCCGATCCGCCAGCACGAAGGCGTGGCGACCTTTTCGCCCCACGACCACGATGCCGCAGGCGTCTCCGGTCGCGGTCGCCGGCGGATCGACCGCCACGACGATCCGGTCCAGTTCGGCCGGCCGCGCGCCCCTGGCCCGTTTCAGATCCGCGATGCGGAACAGGGCGCCCTCCCCCTCGACCACCACGCCTTCCAGCTCCTGCGCCGCCAGTCGCGTGCCGCCATAGACGTCGTTCAGATGCGCCAGAAAGCCCGGCGACAGGTTCTGCGCGTTCAGGGCCGTCGCCGCCCGTTCCGTCACCGTCCCGGTCTCGGCCATCAGCCGCCTCAGCGCCGGGATCGGCCGGGGCGTCTTCGTCACCGCCAGCAGCGGCCAGGCCCCCAGCCGCAGTCCGAACCTCAGGTTCGACAGCACCATTTCCGGCCGTCGCCAGGCGCAGAACTCGTCCGCCCAGGCCGCGTGAAACTGCGGCCCCCTCAGACTGTCGGGATCCTCGGCCGAAAACGCATAGGCGGCCGATTGATTGTCCCAAACCAACCGACGCCGCCCGGCCTCCCAACGCGGCCGGTCGCCCGGCTCCGCCAGCGCCTTGATCCCCGACGCCCCCTCCACCATCACCTCGCGCACGTCGTGCAGGGCGGGGCCGACCAGGCCCAGGGTGATGCCGGGCAGCTCTCGCGCCAT